ACACACTGGGTGAAGATAACATTTGTGCTCTTGACTTGAAAGAACTGTCAGACCGATTCAGCACAGCCATGATGTTTGGCAAGCTTGCCAACATTGGTGATGATATCGGGGATGACTTTCTTCAAGGCGGACAGGTGGCAATGTTCAAGAAGATTGTTGCCGGGAACCGGATCAAGGCGGAACAGAAAGGGCAAGACCCGTTTGAATTCAATCCGTATGTGAAACTGCTATTTTCAGCCAACGACATTCCAAGGATGAAAGACCGAACCGGTGCGGTGCTTGACCGTCTGATCATCATTCCGTTTGATGCGGAATTCAAAGAAGGTTCCGCTGGATATGACAAACACATCCAAAGCAAATTACGTTCAGAAGAAGCGCGGATGTACCTTATTCGGGTTGGCGTTGAAGGGCTGAAGCGCATTCATCCAGAAAATGCAGAGTTTACACGAAGCGACAAGGTAGAAAAGCAGCGGGAAGAATACGAAAGCGAGAACAACCCTATCACTGGATTTATTCAGGATTCTGACGTTGATACAGATATTGTGAATGAATCAACGGCTGACGTATATCGGCGGTACACCGTGTTTTGTGCAGAAAACAATATGAACCCAATGTCAAAAATTCAGTTTTCCAAGGTTATTAAGAAAACCCTTGACCTGAAAATTGAATCCAGAAGGGTAAACGGTCGGAAATGCCAGGTATTTGTGAGGTGACAGAAATGAAAAGAAGTGATGTTTATATCATTCGCAACGATGGCAGCGGGAAAAAGGCTGTCAAGATAAAGGGGTACATGTTTGAGAAGAAGGGACACTGGTTTACTGTTCGGCATCGTGATCCTGATGAAGCCGCGCACTACAAGAAGTGGATTATTTCTGATTTTGTAACCGGGCTGTGTATGACAGATACCGACAGCAAGCTCGATGATGTACCGGACGCATTATCGGAATCCATGATTGATAAGTTAATTGAGTTTTACAGTGATAATTCAACTAGCATATACAAACGTCAATCAACACATGATGAGTTTGCGGAATACGCACAGATGATCAACGAAGCGATGTTCGCAGATTCGCCAGAAAATCCGCTGATTGACCTGTTACAAGAAGATGCCGGTGAACTATTCCGCTGGTGAGGTGATCGTATGTGTGAAGTATATAGCTATCCCACAATTCTTCTGTCTGACGGCACAAGGGAATTCATAGGCGGTGGGAATGGTGAGGAAACAGATGCCTATTTTCAACGGCTCATTCGTGAACGTCTTGGTGATGAAGCGGAAGACTTATACAATGCGCTGAAAGAATATTGGCAGTTTTCCTATGAGGAAAGAGAAGAAGACAATGTGGAAGCGGAATCTTGGCGGAATTATGCTGTCGATGTATGGCACGAACTTCAGGAAATCGCATATGCAAAACGGCTAGACAGGAAGAAACTGATCGCATTAACGGAAAGGATGGAAGGTGATTTGTGATGATTAAAGTCGAAAACATTGAAGTGTGGGGATGGGAAAGCGCAATCAGGGGAATGCGGAATCCTATGAATTCATGGGAAAAATCGGACACGCTGTATTGTGATCGTGTGGATTGCAACCCTGACGGAACTTGCCCTTATTATGGCGAAAATGGTTGTAATGGTTCGGATGGCGGCATTGTTCTTGGAAAGAATGATCTTGATCTTATGCGGCGATTGTTCAAAGCCGGAACTGAACATCGTAAGTATTTACGTATGATTCACGTAACCATGGACATTATAGCGCCGCTGTATTGGTGGAAGGAATTCGACACCTACAAGGTGGGAACCGTAGTAAACAGTTGTAGTACCATGCACAAGATAGCAGCAAAGAAATTCACAGATGATGATTTCAGCATGGAACATCTGATTGAAGACAATGATCATGCCGCCGTGTTCATCAGTTCTATGCATAGGACTATTGCAGACCTAAACACTGCAAGGGAACTATATCTGAATACAAAAGATAAAAAATGGTGGTGGCAGATGATACAGCTTCTCCCATCTTCTTACAACCAGCGCCGAACAGTTGATTTTGATTATGAAACAGCATTTTCCATGGTCAGACAGCGCACAGGGCACAAGTTGGACGAATGGAACGAGCTTGTAAAGATTCTGACCGGTTTGCCATATGTGAAGGATATAGGTGATCTGAATGAAGAAAGCAATCACGTTCAAAGAGTTCAAAACTGTTCAACGGATGCCATTGAACACGTTTAACAGGTGGGTCAGTTCCATCTACATGTCAGGCGTTCAGGATGGGTTGAAGGAAGGAGAAAAGGAACTGGACGAATGCTATACATTCACAACAGATGAATTGACCACCTTCCTTCAGACGATTCCGGGAATCGGGCAGAAGACAGCGGAAAAGATCGTTGATGCAATCATTGAATCAGACTATTGATTTTTGAATATTAACTTTCAAGAAAGGAAATAAAAATGGAAGAAATCAAACCAGATAATGTCAATCATCCGGCACACTATGAGGTTGGTGGTTATGAATGTGAAAAGGTGATGGAAGCTATTTTTGGCAAGGCAGAGGTTGCCGTTTGGTCAAAGCTGAATGCCTTCAAGTATCTTTGGCGGTGTGATCATAAGCAGACGACACCGACAGAGGACATTGAAAAGGCTGACTGGTGTCTGAAGAATTATATAAGACTGATGGGGAAAACAAAAGATGTATGAATATGGGATGCGATTAAGGCCGTTTTCCATTGGATGTCAGCCAATGGAAGGACTGATTAATGTGAAACCGGAAACCACAACCGGCGGAAAGCATTACTGGAATGTCCTTGTTTATAAACGGGAACTGACAGAAAAAGAATTGAAAGATTATGAACTGGATGATCTGAATAAATGAGGTAAAGAAAATGACGATTAATGAATATCAGATAAATGCAATGAAGTTTGCAAACGGAACGAGATGCCAGAGTTTCGATGAACTTCTGGTGAATGGCGTCATGGGTATGTGTGGCGAATCCGGCGAATGTATTGACATAGTGAAAAAAGCCAACTTTCAGGGGCATGATTTTGATGAACAGCATTTTGCCAAGGAATTGGGCGACGTTGCGTGGTACTTGGCCGTTTCTGCTTATGCCATTGGGTATGATCTCGAAACCATCTTCCAGATGAACATTGACAAGCTGACAGCGCGTTACCCGGAAGGGAAGTTTTCCGTTGACCGTTCGTTACATCGTAAGGACGGTGATATCTGATGCCTGGAAGAAATCAGGAAGGCTACAGTGATCCAACGACAAGCGTGGCAATCAGCCACGTTGCCAAGGAAGAGAGAAGGGATGAAAAAGAAAGGACTTTGCGCCGGATCATCTACATCATGCGTTCCGTTGCGGCAGCATTCAATTTTGAAATTGTTGGGCGGATCACATTAAAGGACAAAGGAACCGGCAGGATTTACCGATAGGGGGTGAGAAATGATGCAGATCATCAAAATATTGATATGGTCGTTTTGGCTGTTTTGTTGCAACTGTCTGGTAGCATTTTTATTCGTTGTAATTGGTTCTCTGATTTTTCATTATCACATCCATTTCTATGCCGGATTAATCGGTGGTGCCGTGCTATCCCTTTGCGAATTGATCTATGTCATTGTTGCCCTGAATCACAATCTTGATGATGGTGATTGGTATGACTGACAGCCAGCGCCCCACCAGCAACAGCGGTGGTTGTTGGTGAGGGTGTTCAAGTTTGTACAAGATGTGTACAAGATGAAATTGTTATCTTGAACACCTTCAAAGCCTTGATTTTACTGGGTTTTTTGATAGGTGTTCAAGATGGAAAAGATAAATCTTAATTTATTATATAAAAGACGGAATTTCGTAATTTCATACTTAAAAATTAAAGTGTGAAATTACGAAAACGGGTAAATATAAATATATATAAGGATTTATCTTGTACAACTTGAACACACCCCCGAAAAACCCAGTATTTATGCGGCTTAGAGGGTGTTCAAGATGATTTTTTATCTTGTACACATCTTGAACGCATCTTGAACAAAAAATGTCCCGGCCTATTGCAGTAGACCGGGGCGAAAGGATGAATAACCAGAACCTAATGTGTGAAAAAGGAAATGGCTATACATGTAAAGTATACCATTTTCTTTGCTATATCTCAATCAGGAAAGGTGGTACTTTGCATGAAAGGCGGAACGCGCAAGCGCGGGAAAACATGGTCTTATTATTTTGACATGGGAACCGTTGGTGGCAAGCGTCAAAAGAAGGAAAAGGGTGGCTTTGCCACAAAGAAGGAAGCGGAAGCGGCACTTGCCGCTGCCCTGAACGAATACAATAATGCCGGGATGATTTTCACGCCGTCCGAAATAACCATGTCTGATTTTCTGGATTTATGGATGGAACAATATGTGAAAATGCATTGTAAATATACAACACAGCGGAATTATGACAGTATGATCAGAACGCACCTGAAGCCGCAATTTGGAAACTATAAGCTGAAGTCTATGACCACCGCACCAATTCAGGAATACATAAACACCCTGAAGAAGGAAGGATTTGCCCGTCAGACAATCCGTGAAGCCCTTGTGATATTGGTTACATCGTTGAACTACGCTGTTGAACCGTTGAACTATATTCAATATAATCCAGCCGAACGGGTGAAAATCCCAAAGTATGAGCAGAAGAAAGCACCCATCCACCACTTCATACCGGAATCCGATATGAAACGAATCATTGAACGTTTCCCGGAATCATCACCGTTTTATGTGCCGATCATGATCGGGTATTATACTGGTGTTCGGATTTCGGAATGTTTCGCGCTGACATGGGATAGAATTGACCTGAAGAATCAGATCATCAGGATTGACCGTCAGGTGGTGTACAAAAGTGAAATGGGGTGGTTTTTTCAATCTCCAAAGACAGAATCATCTATTCGTTCTATTCAGTATGGTGCTACACTTCAAAAGATTTTTCTGGCAGCACATAAGCACAAACAGAAGAAACGTATGGAATTGGGATCACGATTTACTGAATACTGCATACAGCCGGGAAAAGATGAAAAAGGAAACACGGCATACAAGATCACATGCTGTGATCGTGGGAATATGCCTGGCATGGACATAGCTGATTTTGTCTGTGTGCATGATTCCGGTAAGGTAGTTTCCCCGTATTCGTTTTCTTATGTCGCAAGCGTGTGCCGGAAGAAATTGAATATTGATTTCAATTATCACAGTCTTAGACATACCCACGCCACCATGCTGATTCAGGCCGGGGCGCCTATCAAAGACGTTCAGGAACGGTTGGGGCATTCCAGCATTCAAACCACTATGAACGCCTATGTCCATAATACTGACAGCATGAAAAACGAAACGGTTGAACTCTTTGAACAAATATCACATTTAGCATAAAAAATAAGCCGCTGAACAGATTGAACAGTTCAGCGGCAATTTTCATATTATGGTGGCATAATGGTGGCAAGTGGCTATATTTCTGTTGGTAAGCGCACGGGAAAGCCTTTATTTTGGGCTTTTCTGTTCTGTGTTATTGATAACAGGATGTTGTAAGTCTTTGCACACGTTACTTCCTCCTGTTTACGCTTCGTTCCTCGCGAGGCCTTTTTGCGGCTGCTCCGCAGTCTTCCGCTGTCTTCCGCTGTGTCTGCCGTGCTGCCTCTCATCCGAGAATCTGTCTCACCATCTCCGGTGTGAAGGTGACACCCGCAAGGTCACCCGTTTCAATCTGATAAAGGGCGTTCGCCGCCAGATGTTCCGCCGCCTGCTCCAGATCGCGGCAGCCGGGCATCCGGCCAAATTTCTCAATCACGGCATCGACCGCGTCATCCGGAATGATGCACTCTTCTGCCTTCATCCCCATCCGTTTCAGGATCTTCGGAAGAGAAAATCTCGAGAAGATAACCTTCTTTTCTTCCGGCGTATAATCCGGAATATCAATAACCGCGAATCGGCTCATCAGAGGAGCGCTGATCCGAGACTTGTCGTTTGCCGTCGCGATCGGATAGACGCCTCCTGTTGGAATCATGCACTCGATGTAGTTGTCAGTATATCCCAGATTATCCAGAAGTGTCAGCAGAGCGTCCGCGGGATTTGCGCCGGAATCCCCCTGATCTGCCTTATCCAGCTCATTGATGATGAAGACAACATTGTCGGAGCCTGCTCTCGAGAACGCCTCCATGATCAGCCCAGGTTTCGCGTTCGCGTAAACTCTCGGACTTCCGGTCAGTGCCTCCGGATCCGTTATCGCACTCATATCCAGTGATGCCCATGGAAGTTTCAGGATCCTCGCGACCGCATAGGCGATCTGCGATTTTCCCACACCGGCAGGACCGGCCAGAAGGAGTCCATAGGCAGGAAGAGTGTGTGTGCGGTTGATCTGGATGATC